TCCGCCTCTCTTAACAAAGTTGATTAACTTTTCTTCCCACTGTGGCCACTCTTCCTCAGTCATGCTTTTGATTTCGGAAGGAACTGGGTAAAACCAATTTACCATTTTAATTTCTACTGGATGTTTTACGCCTCCGAAACAATATTCATGGGGATATTCATTTGGTAGTTCAAAAACTCGACAAAAATTTGTATTACAAGAAAAATTCATTTTGATCCTATCTCCTTTAATATGTTTTGCTGCTTGTCTGATAATTTATCTTGCGTTTGGAGGCTTTCAAGAAAGTCGATTTCCCATGCTGATAATTTCTTATCCCCATTTTCATACTCGATAAATATTTCTTCAATTAATTCTATATGTTTAGCTTTTTCGTCGCTCACTTCCCACCTCTACACACTTGAAGCTCTAAGTTGCACAAAGTAAGCTGCCTCTGACATTGCGACGGTGACGGGCTAGGCTTTGAGCAGGATGATAGCAGCAGGAGAATTAGCAGCAGGTTAGTTTTCATTTTAAATACTCCGTTTCCCATGGTTCAACCACTGCCGCGCCTCTTGGATGCATAGTAAAAGCAATTGCCGCATCATCTTCATCAAGTGAATGATTGCAGGAATCACAAAGAGCGGCGCTTTTCAAGATGCCAGAAATAGCCCTATAATCCTCTTATTTTGCCTCACCCCGTCCGTGAACGGTGATTCCAAAATCGCTTGCCATATGTTGTTATGTCAGCCATGGCCATCGCCATAGCCAGAGCCATCGCCATGGCCATCGCCATAGCCAGAGCCATCGCCAGAGCCATCGCCATAGCCATAGCCAGAGCCATAGCCAGAGCCATCGCCAGAGCCATCGCCAGAGCCATCGCCATAGCCAGAGCCATCGCCAGAGCCATAATCTAAGCTGTCCATACTTTTACTCCTTGGATTGACTTCTTTGCTTTTTCGGTAACTGTTAAAATTTCAATAACTTCTGTCAATTCTACTTTGTCGACCTCGCAAGGGAATTTACATTTATCCGGTTTGCTTGTTCCGTCTATTGCTAGTTGCGACAAACTTGCAGCACCTTCCCAATAAAAAATGCGCCTAGCTTGTCTTACTACTGCTTCTTTCCCGTTTCTACTTTCTAAATATCCAGCAAAAACTCCGGCTGAATAAGTCCGAATTATTTTATATTCTAATCCATCAAGCGACTTTGTTGCCGCTTGATATTGATTTTTGGGAACATAAGTAATTCCGTTCAACACCAATTCGTTTGCGTCTATCGTTGTCATCTTCCTTCTCCTAGTTGTTTGTTGTTAAAAATCATTTCTTCCCTTCCCAATATTTTGCACCTAAAGCGCGTGCTAGGTAATAATAAAAATACGCCTTAGCTTTGAGCAGTAGGCTACCTTTGATTTCTTCCACTGCGCCAAGCATTATACTTAAAAACGTCTTATCAATTTCTTTCCGAGTGTAATAATGTTGCCATACGCTATTAACGATATAAGCCTCGTCATGAAATTTACACGCCTTAGCAAAAACATCATCCGGCGATGTCAGCCAAATTTTACTTATCCCGCAGCCGTCAAAGTTGTCGTCCTGGGTGGTCATTTACTGCCTTTTTTTAAAAAAACTTCGTCCAATGTTGCCACCCCACGCAATACTTTTTGTATTTCTCCAATTCTAAGTCCAGTGACATCACGAATAAGCAGAAGCAAGGCACGTTCTTTAATCTTTCCGCTATTTAATAGCTTCTTCATTCCCGTCGCTGCATACTCGATACTTTCTGAAAGTTCTTTAACTACAATCTCCGCTTGCATCTCTATCTCTTCTTTTTTATTGCTATTCTTCGCCATCTTCCACCTCCGTTGCGTTGATAAATTCTAGTAACTCATCCCTGTTTAAAAATCGTCCGGTATTAGTGACAAGAAAGATTTGTCCATCTACCCACTCCCTGAGCCTTTGCTTAAACTCTGCGGCTGATTCTTGAGCTATGTCACAAGCCAGCTTACACGAATCACAAACGTAATAGCTTGTGCCTTCATCTTCGCTAATAGCGGTAACAGCTTCACCGCAGCAGTTGCTAACTTGGTTGGTCATTGAAAGGACTCCAAAGTTTCTTTAAATGTTCATATCGGATTAATAACCATTCCCGAATCATAGGCTCATCTGCCTGACAGACGGCGATTTCAACACTTCTAAAAAGTCCTTTTCTTTGACCTATGTAGAAGATTAATAGCTTACCATCTCGATAATAAGGATCGGGATTCATTGGCATTGGCTTTCCATCTTTATCAATCAGCAATTCCCAATCCCACCTGAAAACCAAATTCATATCTAAATCTTCGTTTTCGTCGACAAAAGAAGCCCAAGAATCGCATTGTTCAAAACATCCATTATCAAAATAATTATTTTGATTACAGTAATATGGATGTTCCACCTCCCAAAGTTTTTTCATTCCCCTTCCTCCAACTGGTCTAACGCTTGCTCAATGTTTTGCTCGAAGTGTTTGAGGCAGAAAAGCGATTCCTTCAACGCAAACGCTGCGTCACCATCGTGAGCCACTGCCAGCTTCCGATACAACTCCCACAGCATTTGCTGGCGCAGGTCGCGGGTGATTGCTTTGTCTATCTCTGTATCTTCGTTAGTCATTTAATTTCTCCCATAAGTATTTTTCAATATTAAACAAGTCGTTATCATGGCGATAGTGCAGATAAACTAAAACAGCTGCGATAGATTCTTCATTCCATATTGCCAAGCCAAAAAGCACGATGTAAATAATATTCCTTAATGTAAATGCGCCAATCCATGATTCTGGTGACGCGCGGTCGAAGGCTGCAAATATTGTTTTTAATGAATGGTCGCTCATTTCTCCCTCACTAGCTTATATTTTTCACCGTTAATCATCGCGTAGTCTTGCGCCGGTTCTTCCTCCTTAGGTTCTTCGTAGAGTTCGTAGCCGTCTGGGTCGTTAATTTCCGAATTTGTCATCTGAAAAATTTCGTCCTGCTCGTTCTCGTAATAACAAAATCTATCCGTTGAGTTGCTAAAAAAACAAGGATTAGCCCAATTTGGACGAATAATTTTCTTTCCTTCCAGCATCGCGTAAATTGCTTCTAGTCGTGTCATGATTTCCCTTTACTATGATGATGTAAAAACTTCTTCACCGGCAAAAATACTAATAGGAACCGGAACCCAAAATTGTGAAAACACTATGACTTCATTTTTGTCGTCAACGTCGGAAGTTAAGTATTCTTTGCCTCTATATAAATCTAGTCTGTCGCCGTTTTTAGCTTCCACGAAATAATTCTGAATGCAAATTCGGTTAAAGGTTTTCATCTCGCCCCCTCGATTAATAACACCCAAAAGCCGCACCAGAATAGCGGTATGCCGATAAATACAGCTAGCCCGGTTAGGGCGAAGATTTTTTCTTTAGTCGTGGTTTTCATTTCGCCCTCCAAACATTCATCGGGTTACCCATGCGGCTAGGTCGTCGCTCTCCTGTTTTCTCAATAAGCCCGTCGTCTTTTAGCTCAGTAACTCGTGGCCGGATATTTGCGTAGTCCTCGCCAAGTGCTTCTGCTATCTCGTCCGAGTTCAACGGCTTCTTGATCAGTAGTTGCAGCACCTTTGCTCTTAGCGCGTTGTTTCTTCCCTTCTCAGCGACTTTTTTCGCTGCAAGCCTGGAAGTGTCAATAAGCGCATAAGGCGGCAGTTGCCCGATTGCTCTAGTGTTCAAAAAAGTAGTTTGTTCCATTTTCTTTTTCATTTCTGAGTTAGTAATCTTAACCGCACAATTTCACCCCAGGCAGCGGCGAGCGTAGGAAATTCTACCTTTACCGCCTCGAACATCTCAGCATCGGCAGCGTCTTTTTTCGCCTGAGCTTCCAGCTCTGCCCGCTTCTTTTCTTCCTCGGCTTTCATCCGTTCCTGGTCTGCTAGTTGCTTGTTCTTAGCTGCTAGCTCCTTTTCCTGCTCTGCTATCTCCACCCGTTGTTTTGTTAGAAGCTCCTCTTGCTTCTTTCTATTTTCGATTTCGAGCAGGCGGTTTTGCTCGGCAACTTCTGCGAGCTTTTTCTTTTGCTCCGCTATCGTGGCCTCCATTTCAAGCCGTTGTTTCTCAGCAGCTTCAAACTCTAGCTTGGCTTTATCGCGTGCTGTCTCAAACTGCGAGGCTGTCATTAGCACCACTTCACCAAAGGCAAAGGTGGCTTTATATTTTTGCAGCTCTGCGATGCGGGCATCTATTAAATCATTCTTTCGCTTTTGCTCCTCTGCAGCTTGGCGCTCAAGCTCCTTGTCGATAACGTCTAGCTGGTCTTGCAAGTGCTGCTCGACTGGGGCAATAGCGTTAAAGATTTTTTTAGCTGGCGCGTCGACTTGCCGCCCACCTTCGAGGAAGAACTCTTTTAGCCGCTTGCGTTCCTTTTCAATCGTCGTTCTAACTTTTACGATTTCCTTTTTCGCGTCCTTCGCTGCGTCGTAGCCCTCTTTATCCTCAAGCCCAGTGCATTTAATAGGCAGATACTTTTTACGCATCTCTGCAATAGCTTCGTCGGTGATGCTGTAGCGAATAAGAGTTTTGTAGTCATCTAGTAATTCCATTTCCATTATTTTGTTCCTTGTTGTTGTGCTAGTCGTTGTCGTTGTTGTTCTACTGCTTTTTGTCGTGCTTCCTCTTGAATTTCCTCTTTAGTTTTAGAAGCGCGTCTAATAAACCGTGTGTAATATTCCCTTACATTTACCAAGTCTTGCTCCTCAAACTGGTTAGCAAGCGAGGGCTGATTCGCAAGAGCTAGAAAAAAGTCAGGGTCTATCTCGCATAACATCAGGCCATTAAATTCAGAGTTTGGCGAGAAATTTATTACATATTCTTGGAGCTTCGAGCGCTCTACAGGTTGGGGCTTGCCCGTAGTGTCGTCAGCTTCTTTTTTTGGTTTCACTTCCGGCTCAAAATCATCGTCGATGTCCTGGGCGAAAATATCGCTCGCTGCAAGCGCTTGAATCGTAGCGTCTATATACGCCCGTTTTTTCGCCATTTTCAAAACGGTATTGTAAACGTCGGCGATGTCTTTATTTTCGACCTGATGAAAAATAATCCATTTGCCGTCGAGCTTCCTCGGTGTGTATTGAGCACCGCCCAGAAGCTCTACGTTTCTTTCTTTCCAGTAGTCACGCGGCACTTCTTTGCCGGTGTTCTCTGAGCGCCAGCG